CCCCAATAATATGAGGTAATTATGGCAGAATTTTTTGGATTTGAAATAACGCGAAAAGGGAAGGAACCTGTAAGGCCTTCTTTTGTTGCTCAAACAGATAATGATGATGGCGCTGGTGTTATACAAGCCGGCGGGCACTTTGGTGCTTACATCGATATGGATGGAGATAAAGCAAAGACTGATATTGATCTCATCCTTAAATACAGAGACGTATCTTCACAGCCTGAATGTGATGCTGCAATCGAAGATATTGTCAATGAATCAATTGTAGGAGATCATGACGAAGCTCCTATTAATTTAGTATTAGACGAATTAGAAATATCAGATAAGCTTAAAGAAGCTGTAAAACATGAATTTCAAAATGTATTAAAACTTTTAAACTTTAATCAATATGCGCATGATATATTCAGAAAGTGGTATGTTGATGGAAGATTACCATATCATATTATTATTAATAATGAACAACCTAAACAAGGTATTAAAGAATTACGATATATTGACCCTGTTAAATTAAGAAAAATTAAAGAGGTTCAAGAAGAAACTGATCCTAAGACTGGAGCAAAATTGATTAAGAAAGTAGATGAATACTTCTTATATCAAGATAAAACAATGAATGCTGCAAACCAAGGATTAAAAATTTATCCTGATGCAATTGCATATTGTACTTCAGGTCAAATGGATCCAGGTCGTAAAAGAATCTTATCATACTTACATAAGGCTTTAAAGCCTGTAAATCAGTTAAGAATGATGGAAGATTCATTAGTTATATACAGAATATCGCGTGCCCCAGAACGTAGGATATTTTATATTGATGTTGGTAACTTACCTAAGGGTAAAGCTGAAGAATACCTAAGAGGTATTATGAATCAATATAGAAATAAATTGGTATATGATGCTAAGACTGGTGATATCAAAGACGATCGGAAACATATGAGTATGTTAGAAGATTTCTTCTTACCACGTAGAGAAGGTGGAAGAGGTACTGAAATTACCACGCTACCAGGCGGCGAGAATCTAGGACAAATAGATGATATTATATACTTTCAAAAGAAATTATACAAATCATTAAATGTCCCAGTAAATAGACTAGAACAAGAAGCTCAGTATAGTTTAGGTAGAACAACTGAGATAACAAGAGACGAAGTTAAATTTAAGAAGTTTATTGATAGATTAAGAAAGAGATTCTCTGACTTATTCATGCAATTACTTAAAACTCAGCTCTTATTAAAAGGTATCATTACAAAAGAAGATTGGAAATCTTGGAAAGAAACAATAACATTTGATTATATTGAAGATAATTATTTCTCTGAGTTAAAACAATCTGAAATGATACGAGAAAGATTTGATATGTTATCATCATTAGATGAACATATTGGAAGATTCATCTCAAATGAATGGGTACGTAAAAATGTACTACGATTTAATGATGAAGAGATTGAAGAGATTCAAAAACAAATCGATCAGGAAAATAAAGGCGGTGAAAATGATATGCCAGATCCAGATGATCCAAGATTTGATTGATGAGAATAATTTTTTTATAAATATATAATACGAGGAAAAGAAAATGGCAATAAATGATTTAATTCAGAATGTAAAAGATGGTGACAATGTTAACGCCACTAAAGAATTCGAAGGAATTATGGCTGACAAAATGACAGCCGCTCTTGATGCTAAAAAAATAGAAATAGCATCAGGAATGATTCAACGTAAAACCGTTGAAGAAGAACCAGTTGAAGTAGAACTTCAGCCGGAAGTACAAGAAGAAGAGTAATAAATGATATCGTTTGTCGAGCTTAGAGAAAAAGTTAAACTTGCCGGTGGCGAAAGAAAAGTAAAGTCTTTTAAAGCTGGTAAACGTAAGGATAAAGAAGTTATACTTACTAAAAAAGGAACTAAGTTTGGAGTTTATGTAGATGGCGAACTTCTCGATAACAACTACAAAAACGAAAAAGAGGCTCAAAAAGCCGCAGACGATATGATTAAACTATTAGGTATCTAATATGAAGTTAATTACTGAATACGTAGAAAACAATTTAGAAACGATTTGCGAAGCTAAGAAGGATGGTTCTAAGAACTATTTTATCGAAGGCGTATTCATGCAATCGAATAAAAAGAACAGAAATGGTAGAATATACGAAAAGAATGTCATGGAAAAGGCAGTCAATAAGTATATCGCCGATCAAGTTAAAACAGGAAGAGCAGTTGGAGAATTAAATCATCCGGAAGGACCAACTGTAAACCTGGATAAAGTTTCTCATAAAATCACTGATCTGCATTGGCAGGGAAATGATGTTATAGGAAAAGCATCAATTCTTAAGACCCCTATGGGACAAATAGTCGAAGGACTACTCGAAGGTGGTGTTAAGCTTGGTGTATCAAGTCGTGGTATGGGAAGTCTCGTACAGAAGAACGGAGCTCAATATGTGGGTGATGACTTTATGTTATCAACAATCGATATAGTTCAAGATCCATCCGCACCATCAGCATTTGTTAATGGTGTTATGGAAGGAGTTGAATGGATATGGGACAATGGGCTTATTCGTCAACGAGATATTGAAGAAATTGAGACTGAAATTAAAAGCACTCCAGCTACTGGATTGCCAGAAGCTGAAATAAGAGCTTTTAAGAATTTCCTCTCTAAGTTAAATCTAAAATCATAGGAGAATGATTATGTCAGACGACGCTATTAAAAATGAAGTAGCAGAAGACATATCTGAAGAGCAGGTAGTAGAAACAGAAGAAGTTTCAGAAGAGCTCGTTGAAGAAGAAATTTTAGACGAGGAAGTTGAAACTACTGAAGAAGAAACTCTTGAAGAAATGCACAGCAAAGAAGAAGAGGAAGAAGAGCAAGAACCTAAAAAGGAAACTGTTCAAGTTCCAAAAACGAAAGCTGGCGTAATTCAAGCTGCAGTAGATATGCTCAAAGCTGCTAGAAAAGAACAAGCGCAAAAAATGTTCGCAAAAATGGTACTCGGTCCTGATGAAGAAGAATCAGTCAAATCAGCTGATGACGCTGTAAAAGGTGTTAAGAAAGTTGAAGATCCAAAAGCTAAAGCTAAAGTTGAAGCTATTGATTTTGACGAAGATTTGGAAAACATCATCAAGGAAGAGGCAACTCTTTCAGAAGGGTTCCGTGGAAAAGCTCAAGCTATTTTCGAAGCTGTGTTAACATCTAAGTTATCACAAGAAATCGAAAGATTAGAAGGTGAGTACGCGCAAAACTTAGAAGAAGAAGTAACTGACATTCAAAGTTCATTAGTAGAAAAAGTAGATTCTTACTTAAACTACGTTGTTGAAAATTGGATGAAAGAAAATGAAGTTGCAGTACAAAACGGTCTTAGAACTGAAATTGCTGAAGACTTTATGACTTCTTTACAGTCAGTGTTTAAAGAACACTATATCGAAGTTCCTGAAGGTAAAGTTGACTTAGTTGATGAACTCAACGAGCAAGTTAACGAGCTAGAAGAAACTTTAAACAAAACCACAGAAGATAACATCGAGCTACATTCTAAAGTTCAAGATTTTGAAAAGCAGGAAGTAGTAAGAGAAGCATCTTCAGGGCTTGCAGAAACAGAAGCTGAGAAATTAGCATCTTTAGTAGAAGATATCGAATTTGATAACAAAGAATCTTTCGAAATGAAAGTGAAAACTGTTAAAGAATCATACTTCAAACAAGATTCTGAAGAATCAGTTGATGAAGTTGATAGTCTATTAGGCGAAGATAATGTTTCAGAAGAAGCAGTATCCGAGTCAATGTCTAGATACACTCAAGCTATAACAAACTTTGTAAAATAATTTAGGGGAATAACTAAAATGTTTCAAGCAGACGCAAAACTAATGGAAAAATGGGGTCCTGTTCTCGATCACGAGTCAGCAGCTCCTATTTCCGACAGATATAGAAAAGCTGTTACAGCTAGACTATTAGAAAACCAAGAGGTTGCCCTACAAGAAGAAAGAGCTCAAGCACAAGGAAATTTCATTTCTGAGGCTGCAGCAGCTAACAACATCGGTTCTGGTTCAGCTCCAAATAACATTGGAACTTTCGACCCAGTATTGATCTCTCTTGTACGTAGAGCAATGCCTAACTTGATTGCTTATGATATCGCTGGCGTACAGCCAATGAGTGGTCCTACAGGACTTATCTTCGCAATGAAGTCAAAATACAGTTCACAATCTGGTTCAGAAGCTTTATATAACGAAGCTGATACAGATTTCT